GATTCATTTAAAGCTTACACCCCACAGATGCACCGTTACTGTGAACGAGATGTAGATGTTACGGAAAAGGTTTATCATTGTTTGAAGAAGGTGATGGTCGGTTGGTCAAAGCACTCAGTGAATCTGGAACACACAGTAAGACGGCTTCTCGATTTACAAACTAAACATGGATTCTTTATTGACCAACAGAAAGTTCACACTCTTGTTGCTACTCTGTCTGAAGAAAGCGGAGAACTTGAAGACCATTTGGTTGAAGTGTTCGAGCCTACTTACAAAGAGCTTAAAACAAAGACCAACATCATTCCGTTTAATCCTCAGAGCCGTCAACAGATCGGAGACAGACTGATGAAGCGAGGGTGGAAGCCTACCCTGTTTACTGAGAAGACAGGTCTTCCTGTAGTAAATGAAGCTACTCTTTCAGACTGTGACATTGCAGAATCCGCACACCTCTTACGATACATGCTGTTACAGAAACGGTCAGCACAGATTTCATCTTGGGTTAAATCAATAAACCCTGACACTGACAGGGTACATGGAAAGGTTATAACGATAGGTGCGGTAACGAATCGTATGAGCCATAACTCTCCCAACATGGCTCAAGTACCAGCAGTTCATTCACCATACGGAAAGGAATGTCGTGAGTGCTGGACAGTGGAGGACATTGACAACTACCGTCTGGTAGGTGCTGATG